TTTTGCAGTGTCAGATGGTTACCAGTGCCAGACAAATCAGTCCAAGCCGTTCCACTGCCGGGATAGCTAGCCGCATTGCCAGCGTCCAAGTTCATAACAAGGCCGCTGGTGACGATGCCTTGCGCGGAAGGTGTTGCCAGCACAATTACCGGTAGTTCAGTAACGCGCGCCGGTGGCGGCGGCGGTTCCAATTTTGTTAATGGCGGCACAGCGGGCACGGGTGGTTCAGGTGGCGGTGGTAACGGCTCCAATTCTGCTTCGGGAACAGCGGGCACAGCAAACACGGGTGGTGGCGGCGGAAACAACGCAGCAGGCGGTTCCGGCGTTGTCATTCTCCGGTATCCCAACACGCTCACGCTTTCCAACCCAGGCGGCGGCTTGACTTGGACGACAGCCTCAGTCGGTGGCGATACCGTTGCAACCATCACAGCAGGCACCGGCAATGTGCAGTTCAATACGGGCATCGTCACCAGTGGCCTTGTTATGAACTTGGACGCTGGCAATGCGGCTAGCTATCCCGGCAGTGGAACGGCTTGGACTGATTTGTCTGGCACTGGTAACCATCTGACACTGCAAAATAGTCCAACATGGAACTCAAGCGGGTGGTTTGCTACCGGTGCGACGGGGTATTTTGATCGGGCCACCGGCATCAATGTACCGCAGGGGAATGCTCCTTATACATTGCAAGCGTGGGTGCGCCTGCCGTCGTGGACAACGCTCGGCGGAATCATGTCTATCGGCGGTTTTGGCACCACAAACCAAAGCAACGCGCTGCGTACTGGCGGTTCATTGGGCGGTGGTGGCGTCGGGCGTTTTTTGCATTATTGGTGGGCTAATGATTTGGAGGCTGATAACAACAACGCAAGTTTGGCGCTGAATACTTGGTTTATGATTACTGCGAATTTTGACGGCACTACAAGACGCATTTACGCGAATACCACTCAGATCGCCAGTGACACGCCGGGCAGCGGACACAATGTGACATCATCAACTATTCAACTTGCTTTGACTTACATAAGCTCGGGCGAATACCTCCAGGGCGATGTTGCCATCGCGCGCATCTATGACCGCGCGCTTCCCGCTTCTGAAGTAGAGCAAAACTTCAACACCGACGCGGCTCGCTTCGGTCTTGCAGGCATCGTCACCAGCGGCCTTGTTATGAACTTGGACGCTGGCAATGCGGCTAGCTATCCCGGCAGCGGCACGGCTTGGACGGACCTATCAGGAAACGGGAATAACGGCGCTTTATCGGGCGGCTTTGGCTACAGTTCCGCCGATGGCGGGCAGATTACATTCAATGGAACCAACTCCGCAGCGAGTTGCGGTAATGCTGCAAGCCTTCAAAACAATTCCGCCAGCGTTGAGGTGTGGTTCAAGGCGTCAAACACCAATTCATCTTTTAGGGGTCTGTTTGGTAAAGAAGAAGCACAAAGTTTATTATTGAAGGATAACGTACTAATCGCTTATGATTGGGGAAATGCGGCAGAAAGATCAACTGGCGTCAATGTTGGTGATAACACATGGCGTCAAGCCGTTTTGACGGTATCGGGAACCGGTAGCAATAACGCGGCCATTTACATCAACGGCGCACTTTCGCTAACGACAACAATCGCTGTTTTAGCTCAGTCTTTTAGTGTGATCGTTGGCCTAAACACCGTTAACCAATGGCTAAACGGAAGTGTTGCGATTTCTCGCTTTTACAACCGCGCCCTTTTACCGTCCGAAGTCTTGCAAAACTTCAACGCCAACCGTGGGAGGTTCCCTGGCCTATGATTACTTGGTCAATCAAAAGTCTTTTCGCCACGCTCAGCAACTCCGAGATTGATGCGCTGCGCCCGAATGGCGCCATCGTCGTCAGGATTGAGTGGCAAGTGTCGGGGGTGGACCGAAACATTGCCGCCGCCGTTTCGGGCTTTCAGGAGTTTGTCTATGACCCGGCGACGGAGTTCACGCCGTACTATGACCTGACCGAAGCGCAGGTTCTTGGATGGGTTCACGGCGCCATGGGCGATCAGCGCACGGCCTACGAGGATATGGTAATGCAACAGATCGAGCAAAAGAAAGCGGAGCCCCTTATGCTGCCCCTGCCCTGGCACCAGCCCAAGCCGGTTATTGTGGAACCGCCTTCTGGCAACGACACCCTACTCGGTGGCAACGGCAACGACAGCCTTGGGGGTCTGTGATGATCAAGCCCGCATGGTTCACGCCCGGCCTCTCCCACGCTTTACTGGCCGCACTGATTACGCTGATCGTTGGTACGTTCTTCGCCATGGTCTATCTTGGTCCGTGGGGCAACGCCGCCGTCTGCGCGTTCCTGATGTATGTGATGCGGGAGAGAGCCCAGAGTGAAATCGCTTTGGGCAGCAAACGGATTCCGCTTTGGCGCTGGTTGCCGCGATCCTACCGCGATTTTTTATGGGCAGGCGTTGGCGGCGGCCTAGTCGCACTGGCGATTGAATTGGCCTTTTGAAAAGGAATGATATAATGGACAAAAAGCAACCCCTTCCCATAGCTGGTGAAGATTACAACCGTGGCCTAAAAAATATCTCAATGTCGGTTGGCAGTTTTACCACGGCGAAAGATTATCCGCCCAAGAAAGCAACCGCGAAAATTCGCGGCACGGGCGCTGCAACCAAAGGAACTATGTTCCAAGGCGATCAGTAATAGGTAATCGGCAATGAATTACGCAGAACTTTCGAGTATGTTGCAAGACTACACTCAGAATTATTCTACTGAGTTTATTGCCGCTATTCCTGACTTTGTGAATTTGGCCGAGGATCGGATTTACAAAGCCGTTCAAATCCCGGCGCTGAGGAAGGTTCAATCTTTTACCCTGACTGCGAATGATAAGTATTTTACCGTTCCTGATGATTTCCTTTCCGCTTATGCCGTGGCGGTTATTACGGGTGGTTCCTACAATTACCTTCTGGAAAAGGAAGCTGGCTATCTGAATGAGGCTTTTCCGGTTGTTAGTTATCGTGGGATTCCAAGGGTTTATGCTGTAATTGATGAGGATAGGCTGGCATTTGCCCCTACTCCTGGGTCTGCTTATAGTATTGAAATGTATTACTTCTATGAGCCTGAAAGCATTGTCACAACCAACACTAGCTGGCTTGGCGAAAATGCTGAGAGTGTATTGTTTTATGGTGCTTTGATTGAAGCCTATACTTACATGAAGGGCGATGCTGACTTGATTGCGCTTTATACAACGCGCTATAATGAAGTGCTGGCTAGGTTGAAGAACCTTGGGGAAGGTCTTAATAAGAAAGACAATTTCCGCATTGATGCTCCGCGCCTTCAGGTGACATGATATGATTACTTCCGCATATTGCACGTCATTCAAGAAACAGCTTTTGGAAGGGGCGCATGACTTCCGGGTTGGTGGTAATGTCTTTAAGATAGCCCTTTACACTGAGGCCGCTAACCTTAATTCCAGCACTACGGCTTACACCGCGACGGGTGAGATTGTTGGGTCTGGTTATACTGCGGGCGGGTTAGTGTTGACGCAATCTAATCCAGTAGAGTTTGGGTCTAGTGGTATTGTGACCTTTTCCAATGTGTCTTGGGCGGGCGCTACGATAGCTGCCCGTGGCGCATTGATTTACAATTCAACCCCTGTTCATACCTACACTAATCCAGCCTGCATTGTGCTGGATTTTGGTATAACTAGGGTAGCTTCCAACAATACGTTTGAGATTCGGTTTCCGGCTGCTACCGACCAAACGGCGATTATAAGGGTTTATTGACATGCCTTCTACCTATTCACCATCGCTTAGATTGGAATTGATTGGGGCTGGTGAGCAGGCCGCTAATTGGAACAATACAGCCAATTACAACCTTGGCACATTGCTGGAACAGGCCATTGCTGGGGTACAGTCAGTTGCCGTTTCAGGGGCTAGTTACACCCTGACCACGGGTAGTGGGGTGGCTGATGAAGCCCGTAATGCGGTTCTTGTATTGACCGGGACGCTGGCGGCAAGTTGCAATGTAATTGTCCCTACTGCGGATAAGACCTACACCTTCCGCAATGCCACCACGGGCGGGTTTAGTGTGGTGGTTAAGACTGCGGCTGGGTCTGGTGTGACTATTGCTAACGGGTTCACGCAGCAAGTTTATTGTGATGCGACTAATGTGGTGGCGGTTGGTGTTCCTTTTAACGCGGCTACCAATACCATTACTACTAATGTTGCTGCTGGTGAGGGTTCTGCTGCTGTCCCTTCTGTTACCTTTGGTGATACGGATACGGGGATTTATGGGCCAACGGCTGGTGAATTAGGATTTTCCGCTAATGGCACGGAAGTTTTACGTCTTTCGGCCTCTGCTCTTTCTTATATTTCTGGTTCCAATTCTATAAACTTAACCCAAGACGGCTCCATTGAAATCACGCGCAATGGCGGTGGCGGATACATTGATATAAAAAACGCGGCTGGTGAAGATGCTGATGTGCGGATTTTCGAAACCGGCAACGGCATTGGGTTCCAGACAGGGGGGAATGGCGCACTTGCTACGCGCATGGTTATCAATTCAACAGGGCAAATACAGTCAGTTGGTTCCGGCACCGCCGCCGCGCCTGCTTATTCGTTTTCGGGTGATACGGATACGGGGATTTATCAGTCTGCTTCAAATGTGCTGGACATTTCGGCAGGCGGAAGCCGACTGTTCCAAGTGAACAATTCAGGCGGCAATTCATTCGCTGCTCTTGATAATGTGCCGGGGCAGGCTTTCACGGTTCTTTATCTTCGCGCGGTTGACGCCAGTGCGTCAAATTCACGAACCGGCACCATCCAAGCGCTGAATGAAAACTTTGCGCCTGTTTCGTCAATGGATATGGCGGTGAACACGGACGGTAGTAGTGCTTTGGTGATTACCGCAACACCACCCGGTTCGCGTGCTTCAGACCGCCGCGTGTTGCGCGCCACCATCCCCGGTTCTGGTGCAATCAATCTGGTTGGGCCGGTGAATGTGGATGACAAAGCCCTGCAAATCCAGCGCGGAACAGCGCAGGCAACCACAAGCGGCACGGCGATTGACTTCACCAGCATTCCGGCAGGGGTGCGACGGATTACGCTCATTTTTAATGGGGTAAGTCTGACCGGCACCGATAATTTCTTGATGCAGATTGGTTCTGGCTCTGTTAAAACAAGTGGCTACACCTCTGGCGTGCAGGCTATCCGCGACAACGCCAATCCCACCATTGAAGGAAATTTCTCTACTGGCTTTATTTTAACGCGGGACACTAATTCCGCAACGCGAACGTGGTTTGGTGAGGTAACGTTATTTAATGTTTCAGGAAATGTTTGGATTTCGCGTGGGGTGCTGATCGGTAACGACGCAATTCGCGGCGCCATATCAACGGGTGTGGTGTCTTTGTCAGGTCCATTGGACCGGGTACGCCTAACCAATACGGGCAGCAATACTTTTGACGCTGGCGAAGCCAACATCTTGTGGGAGTTTTAGGGTATATGCCCCTAAAGAAACTCTCCTTCACCCCAGGAATCCAGCATGACGGATCACGTTATGCTTCGTCTGGTTCTTGGTCTGAGGTTGATAAGGTAAGGTTTAGATCGGGCGCCCCTGAGAAAATTGGGGGATGGCAGAAAGCTACATCATTACCGTTCCTCGGCGTGTGCCGTAGCTTAAAGCCATTCACTGACTTGAATAACAACTACTTCCTCGGTGTTGGGACGCATTTGAAATACTACATTGAACGTGGCGGGACGTTTAATGACATTACCCCACTCAGAACCACGATAGTTCAATCTAACCCTTTCACTACGGTTAATGGCTCTGCCACTATTACTGTCACCATTCCTAATCATGGGGCGGTGGTGAATGATTTTGTCACATTTACCGGCGCCAGCGCCGTAGGCGGGCTGACCCTTAACGGTGAATATGAGATTGTCACTGTCACCAATTCAAGTGTGTTTCTCATTACCTCTCCCTTAAATGCAACGTCTGACGCTACGGGTGGTGGTTCTGTATCTGCCGCCTTTCAAATTCAAACCGGCCTTGATTCCACATTGTATGGCAACGGTTGGGGGGCTGGCACATGGGGCGGTATTACGGGCAGCGTTTCCTTCACAGGTTCCTTTAGCGGCACGACACTAACAGTTTCGGCGGTTGCTTCCGGCACATTGGCGGTTGGGCAGTTGATTGTTGGGACGGGTGTAGCTGCATCCCCACCGGGTTCAAACGCAACCTACATAACGGCCCTAGGGACGGGTTCTGGCGGGGTTGGAACCTATACGGTAAGCGTATCTCAAACCCTTAGTTCAAGGGCGCTTACGGCCTATTCTGGAACGGGCTGGGGTTCCGCTGCTACCGGTCTTGTCACGGGGCAAAAACTCAGGGTTTGGTCTGCTGATAACTTTGGGCAGGATTTGGTTATCAATCCCAATGACGGACCAATTTACTATTGGTCAAATGCTTCTGGTTTGGAGGTTAGGGCGGTTTTACTGTCTAGCGTTGCTGGTGCATCTGACGTTCCAGGGGTTTCCCGGCAAATTATGGTTACAGACCAAGATCGGAAGGTGTTGGCTTTTGGTTGTTCTGATATTGTTTCCGGCCTGCAAGATAGATTATTGGTTCGATGGTCCGACACTGAGAACCCTGCTGATTGGACGCCTACTGAGTTAAACTCGGCGGGCGGTATTAGAATTCCTACCGGTTCTGAGTTTATGACTGCCCTAGAAACAAGGCAGGAAATCCTTGTTTGGACGGACGCTGCCGTTCATTCCCTGAGATACATCGGGGCGCCCTTTGAATACTCCATTGCCCAAATTGGCTTGACTTCCCTTCTAGCCTCTAACGGGGTTGCGGCGGCTAATGATATGGTATTCTGGATGGGGACCAATGGTTTCTATGTCTATAATGGTCGCCTTGCGGGCTTGCCATGCTCCGTGAAAGACTATGTTTTCAACGACATAAACTATGATCAGGCTGAAAAGATTACAGCCGGTAGCAATATGGCTTTTAATGAAGTGTGGTGGTTTTACCCTTCTGCCGATTCATCTGAGAATGACCGCTATGTGGTGTATAACTACAATGAAAATGTTTGGTTTGTTGGGTCCATTGTAAGAACGGCTTGGATTGATCGGGGGATTGAAGATTACCCCCGTGCCGCTTCAACGGACGGTTATATCTATTTCCATGAACTAGGGCAGGATGATGGTTCGGTGAACCCGTTTGCCCCTATTTCGGCTTATATTGAAAGCGCCCCGTTTGAGATTGGAGAGGGTGAACAGTTTGGCTTTGCGTGGCGCATGATTCCTGACGTTACATTCAGGGATAGTAGCAACGCCAATCCTTCTGTTAATTTTGTGCTGAAAACGCAGGATTATTCAGGTGGTAATTTCAAGCAATCCTCAAACAACAATACGGTCAGGACTGCTACCTTGCCTATTGAGCAATTCACTGACCAGACTTATTTCCGGCTGCGAGGCCGCATGATGAGTTTGAGGGTGGAAAGCACGGCTGTAGGGGTGGCATGGCGCCTAGGTGTTCCTAGGATTGACGTTAGAACGGACGGGCGGCGATGATAGGGCGGGCTAGGCTACCTACCCCACCGGAGGAATATGATGCCCAATGGGCGATGCAATTCCATCGGGCCATAGACCAGAACCTAGATAGGACGTTTGAGGGTTCCCCTAACTTTGCTGAGGCTTCTGGTTACTACGGTTCCTTCTACGACACGACTACCCAAACGGCTGCGGCTGCTAATACAGCCTATGCCATGAAGTTTAATTCTACCGTTTCTGCTAATCAGGTAGGTGTAACTAATAATAGTCGCATTACGGTCAAGAATCGTGGAATATACAACATACAGTTTTCGGCGCAAATAGATCAGAGTAGTGGTTCAAGTCACTATATCTGGATATGGTTAAGAAGAAATGGTACAGATATAAGTAATTCAACTGGTAAGGTTTCTATTCAGGGAACAAAATCTGAGTTAATTCCTGCTTGGAATTTTATTGTTCCTTTGCTCGGTGGGGATTACATAGAGATTATGTGGGCCGTGGAAGATGCTGCCGTGCAACTTATAGCTGAAGGTGCAACTGCTTTTTGTCCTGCTATTCCATCCGTCATAGCAACGGTTACGTCAGTTTAGGGGTAATGTCATGAAGAATGTAGCCAATGGTCTAGCAAGATATGGCCGGAACGGTGACAATAATCTTGTCCATGTGAGCGACAAGGAGCTTGCTGGTATTGAGCAGTTGACGGGCCGTAGGTTCACTACCAATCCCCATACAGGCTTGCCGGAAGCCTTTAACTTTGCGTCATTGCTGCCTGTTGCGGCGGGTGTTGCAGGGACTGCTTTAGGCGGGCCTTTGGGTGGCGCTGCTGCCGCTGGCTTGACAGGGACTGCGCTTGGTGCGGCACAAGGCGATAGCACGGAAAGGGCGCTTACTAAAGGCTTGATTGCTGGCGCCACCACTTATGCTGGCGGTCAGTTGTTCTCTGGTGTTGGCGAGGCTGCTACCCAAGCAGGATTTGATGCTGCGGCTCAAGGTGCCACTCAAGCAGGGACAGAAGCTGCTACTCAGGCTACCGCTCAGGCGGGGACAGAAGCCGCCACGCAGGCCGCTACTCAAGCTAGTTCTGCTATTCCGGCAGGAGGTATTATGGGGCCAATCGCCCCCACTCAAGTCTATGGTTCTGTTGCTGATGTTGGTCCTGCCGCCCCTACATTTGGGGAGACTATTTCTAATAAATTTGCCCACGCAGGGAATACGGCCACTGATGTTCTAAATAATCCTGGCGCCGCGCTTAGTAAATTGGGAAGTAATGTGATTGCTAATCCCATTCCTGCCGCCATCACGGCTGGCGGGGCATACACAACCGCCACCGATGCCTTTGCCCCCACTGCAATGCCGGGTGAAACTCCGTATGACGCAAGCAAATACCCTGAGAGGTTTCCTTCTAACCCCCGTCAATGGAACGCCCCATCCTCAGATTACCGTCCCGGTTACTCCTCTGAGTATCGGTATTTTGCCAAGGGTGGCCTAGCTGATCTTCGCCAAGGCAACCAAGAGACAACCGCTAATCTCATGAATGAAGCTAAGGCCGCTTTGCTTGGTGAGCATCCTAAGCCCCAAGAGGCTATTGAGCGGTTCCGTAGTGCCATGGGTGATGATGCCTTCATGGCCTTAAAGGACCGGATTACAGGCGGTCGCATCCGTGGTGCGGGCGGCGGGCTAGATGATCTTGTCCCCGGCAGTATTGAGGGGCGCCAGAAGGTAAGGCTTGCGGATGGCGAATTTGTGATTCCTTCTGATATTGTATCGGCCATTGGTGACGGGTCAACGGACGCTGGCGCTAGGCGATTACATGAAATGATGGATGGTATTCGCAAGCAAAAGACTGGATCAACTAAGCAACCTGGGCGATTGAAGGCCGGTTCTTTGGTCCATGAACAATGAATGTAAGCCTTGTTCCTCCTGAATACATAAATGATGTTTGGGATACAGTAAAAGTTTTCCTTAAACCTGCCGTTGAAGTGACTAATGGTAGGTTTATGCTTTATGATGTTTATAGTTTTTCTCAAATGGGGCGCTATCAACTATGGATTGCCTTTGATGATGATAAGCAAATCATGGGGTGTGAAGTAACCACTGTTACGGATTACCCGTCTAAAAGGGTTCTGACCTCCCTTTTTACTGGTGGTAATGATATTCGTTCTTGGCGGAACCAGATGATTGATGTTATTACTAAGTTTGCCAAGGATCAGGATTGCGAAGCTATTGAGGGTCATGGCCGGGAAGGCTGGATTAAGCTGCTTGAACCTTACGGTGTAAAGCGTGGCTTGACGATGTTTGAGAAGGATATTTAATATGGGCGGTAGCAGCGGTAGCAGCGGCAGCAGTGGATCCACACAATCCACAACTAACACTTCCAATCTTCCTGAATATGCTCGTCCATATTTTGAACGGATGATGGAGCGGGCCGAGGAAGAATCAAACCAGCCTTATGTCAGCTATGGTGGTCAGCGAATTGCTGACTTTAACCTTGATACGCAGGCTGGCTTTCAACAAACCAGAAACGTCCAAGGCGCTCAGAATGTCCAAGCGGGTGCGGCATTAACCGGGCAGGCTGGCCTTACCGGATTGGCTGCTTCTAACTATCAAACTGCCCCAATCCAGCAATCATCTTTTGGTTCGCAGCAGGCAGAGCAGTATATGTCGCCTTATATGCAGCAGGTGATTGACCGGCAGAAGGCTTCTGCGGTGCAGGATTTCCAAGAGGGTCGGCCTTCTCGGGAAACTCAAGCCATTAAGGCAGGGGCCTTTGGTGGGTATCGTCAAGGCATTCAAGAGGGCGTGGCGCAACGTGGCCTTGGCAGGCAGCTTTCAGATATTGAGGGCGCTGGCAGGCAGAAGGCTTTTGAACAGGCTCAGGGTCAGTTTGAACGTGATCGGGCTGCATCTATCCAGGCGCAAGGTTTGACCGAGCAGCAACGCTTGGCAGGGGCGCAGTTTGGTTTGTCGGGGGCTGGCCTTGGTATGCAGGCTGGTTCTGCCCTTGGGCAGCTTGGGGCTACCGAGCAGGGGCTTGGTTTGCAGCGGGCGCAAGCACTACAGCAGGTGGGTTCTACCCAGCAACAGCAAACGCAACGTGAACTTGATACGGCTTATCAGGACTTCCTTGACCAAAGGGACAATGAGAAAGGCAACATTGATTTCCTTTCTCGTATTTTGCGAGGGACGCCTGTAACCCCTGCTACGGTCCAGAATACTTATGCTAATCCAAACCCTCTGACACAGATTGCGGGCCTTGGGATTGCTGGTTTGGGTGCTTACAATCAATATAACCGGTGAGGTTGATATGAACATTCTTCAGGTTCAGGACGCATTAAAGAACGCTTCTGACATGCAGCTTTCCGGTGAGTTGCAGAATCCTACTGGATTGGCCCCGTCTTACTTGGTGCTATCAGAAATGAAGCGGCGCCAGCAAATGAGGCAGGGCGCTATGGCTAGTCCAGCGCCACAGTCTAGCATGGCTGAGGAAGCTGCAAGCCAAGCGCAGCCTGAGTATTACCCTGAAGAACAGCCGCAAGAGGAGGAGGCTGGTATTGAGGCTTTCCGCGAAGGTGGTGTTGTTCGGATGGCTGAGGGTGGTGGATTGCCTGTTTTTAGGCCGATGCCATCTGGTTTGCCGCGCTCCACAAGCCCGCGCCTTCTTGATGCGGCTGCGGCGGAATTGTCTTTGGACCCATCGCTTCGCACACCTGCCATGATTGATAATGTTGCAAGGCAATATGGTATTGAGCCTTCTGCCCTTGCTGAACGTCTTGGTGTTGCGCCTCCATTTTCACCTGAACAACCTGCCGCCACGCCAGCGCCAGCGCAGAGACCCGCCGCCCCTGCCAGCACTGAATCCACGCCGCCCGCTGAACGTGCCGCTAGTGAACCATACGGCCCGCCTGCGCCGCCGCCCGGTCAACCAAGACAAGCCCCTAGCCCCACACGCGCTGGCGCTGGTATTAACGCTGTAGCGGCACAACCATCCGGTCAAACCACAGACC